TGATTCTGGTATATTATAATATGTAGAACCGTTATTTGTAAACTGCCATCTATCAGAAGTTTCATTCCATCTTACTAACACATTTGGACTATTACCTCTTTCAACTTCAATACCAGCATTTTCTGTAGGATTACCGTCTGAGTTAGAGTTTAGTACAATTATATTATCTTGAATTGTTACCTCTTCAGTATTGACCGTTGTTACATTACCTGAAACTGTAAGATCACCCCCAACAATAAGATCACCTGAGAATGTAATATCTACATCACTTCCATCACCAATTGTTGTATTATCAGAAATTTGGCCAAGCTTTGTTCTTAAGTTTGCTACACTTACATCAACGTCAGTATTATTATCTACTGAAGAAATTGTTAATTGAGTATTGCTGTTTCTAGTTACAGTTACATTAGTACCACCTACGATTGTAACTGGATCTACATTAGTTTGATCAGATAATTGTAATTTTGGATTATTGTTACTTCCACTATTTTGTACACAGAAGAATGTAGCAGGACTATTAGTTAATTGTACATCAGTAACATCAACTCTAATTGTATGAGGATCGCTAGAAGTACCTGTGCCTCCTCTCGAAGTTGTTGTATTAGTACCATTAATAAATTTTACATACTCAGTACTATCTACATGGCCATATGATGTTGTAGCATCATCGTTATCTTGAAGTCTCCATTCATTATAGTTATCAAATCTTGAATCTAAATCTCTTGTTTGTACATCTCTTACATGTCCAAATGAATCTACACGTAATGATTCTATAACAATACCATTATCATCACCACCTATAAGTGTTCCACCTGTTGTGAACGTGTTGTGATTCCATTGAATTCTATTACCTGAAGCTGTCCAAACTGCAGTTGTGTGATTACCGTTTTTAAAGTCAACCTCTTCACCATTACCAATAGTAGCAACTTGTGTACCATTAACTTCAACATCCCAACCTGCAAACCCTAAATCAGGGAGTGTTAAGTTTCTTGTAGCTACTGTACCATTAGCATCAACTACAGAACCAATTGAATCTGTTGTAACATTAATATCTAAATCTGAAATTACTGTTGCACCTGTAAGTGGTCCAGTATCAATACTAAAATCATCACCGTTATATGTTGGGTGAGTATAAGTATATGTTTCAGTTGCTGTACCAATTCCAGTTACGTGACCATAAGTATCAATTGTAATATCTTGAATATATGTTCTACCACTATTATTGCTTGATGATGCAGATGATGTATTAGCGTGAGCAATACCGATAACATCGCCAGTTCCTTGTGTTAGTGTAATACCATCAGTACTATCAACTTGAACTTCTTTAATATCAAGTGTATCATTGTTATTATCAGCAGTTGATGTACCAATAACTGTATTATCATGATCTTGTAATCTAACGTTCTTAAAGATATTTTGTGATGAACCTTTGTCTGTATTAGTTACAGCGAATGTTAAGTCATAAGGATCGCCATCAGTACCGTTTGAAGTATCAGTCCAATTAATATCAATTGTAGCACCGCTTCCTGTGCCTTCTACAAACTTCCATTCATTTGCTTGATTGATTGTTACTTCTGTGCCATCACCATCTTCAACTTGGAATGATCTAATATATCTGTTATCTAAGTTAGTTGTGGCAACTGATCTTGTTAATGCATGTCCATAAGTGTCATATGTTAATGTAAGATCTTGAATTACTACACCACCACTATTATTTGATGTTAGGTTAGCAATGCTTGATGTATTAGCATGAGCTAATGTTATTACTGAATCTGTATTATCTGTTGATGATGTTATTGTTAAACCAGCTACTCCGTCAACCGAACTTACAGCAAAATCTACACTATCACCATTATTAACTGGATCGATTTGTGTACCTGAAACTTTTAGATTCCACGCTGGATCAGATGCTTCGTATCTTGTATCAAAGTCACCAGTTGTAATAGCACTAACGTGACCTTCAGCTGTTAATGTAAGTGATTTAATATATGTACCATCTTGTGTACTTGTTTGACCGAAATCACCTGCAGTTCCTGTAAATACATCCGCATGTGAAAGAGCAATTGTTTGATCAGTAGCGTTACCTGTTATATTAACTACATCATCATCACTAAATGTAACTGTATCACTATTACCATCAGCTTCGATAGTTATTGAACCTGGTAAGGCAATATTCTTAAAGATATCTTGAGCTGAACCTCTATCAGTGTTCTGATATAAAACAGTATGTGTAGTACCAGATTTTGATGTAGTTACACTTACACCATTACTAGCAGTAAAATCTAAATTATCGCCTGATTCAAAAGCTGCTCCTTCGATATTTGGTGAACCTAATGTAGCTTGTGAAAGAATTAGTGAACCATCTGCTTCCCATCTATCAGTTGCATAGTTATATACAATTGAGTGAGCACCTGTAACACCAGAAGCTACACCACTTGGGCTTGTAATTGGACCAACTTCTAAACCAAATCCTCCTGATGTTGGTTCTGTACTTAAATCGTTTCCTGCTAATACTAATGTATCTTCAACTTCTAAAGTTGTTACGTTTAATTCTGTTCTTGTTCCTTCAACGTATAGATCACCAGCAACGTATAGATCTTCACCAATACCTACACCACCAGCTACAGTTAAAGCGCCAGTAGCTGAAGATGATGAAGCTGTATTATTAGTAATACTTACAGCGCCTCTTAATGTAGAACCTAATGCTACATCCAATGTTCCATCTGTATCAACGTTACCAGAAATATCAAGTGATCCAGCATCTAATTCACCAGAAAGTGTAATATTTCTAAATCCTGTAATATCTTTATTTGCATCAACAACAACTGCCTTTGAAGCACTCACTGTACCAGCAGTTACACCATCAATAGTTTCTAATTCTGCTTCTACAATATGTGCACTACCAATCCTGAATTGTGTACCTGTAATTATTCCACCACTAATTGTTGATTCTGTACCAACATTAATATTTCCAAATCCTGATGTAATAGAACCAGCGTCTAATGCTCCTGATTGAACAAGATTCGGCATATTAGTAATTTCATGATCAAAGTATGCAGTTAAATCTGTAACAGCAACTTGCTTCATTGTGCCATTATCATTAACAACAACTCTATCAGCATCAGCAATAGTTGTTGATATAGCTGATGTGTTACCGTCCATTACATTTAATTCTGCAGCAGTAGCAGTAACTGTTGTTCCGTTAATTGATAATCCGTCAGTTTCGATTGAACCGTTAACATCAACATTACCTTCAATATCGACATCGTTATTTACAATTAAATTGTTTGTGACTGTTAAGTTATTAGCAAAGGTTGCGTTTGTATTATTAGCACTTAAAAATAATTGATTAGATCCAGATTTAAGATCTAATTGTCCGCCGTTATGAGTTAATCTACCAAATTCAGTACCATCATCTTTTAATACAATATGATTATTACCAGTATCTAGGTTAATATTAGATGACGAATTAATAGTAAATGCACCTGATGTTACAGTAAATGTATTTGAACCTGCACTAATCTCATTTTGTGAAGCATCGAATACGCCTTCGATTTCATTAATAGCACCAACTAAATGTGATGCATCTGTATCTAATGTAACAGAACCAGTTGTATGAATATCTGCATAGATTTCATTAATAGCATCAACAATAGATGTTTTATCTGTTGTTGATAAATCGCTCATTGTTCTTCTTTCAGAACCAACTGCGTTAAATAGATCTGCGTCTATTTCATTGATAGCACCAACAATAAATTTGTTTGTTGTTTGAAGTGTTGTTAATGAACCTGTTGTATTAATATCATCTTGAATATTTTTAATTGCTGTTGTAATATCTGCATCTGTATATGATGTATCACCAATCTCTGCATCTAAAATTCTGATTGCTGCTGAAATATTATTTGGATCTACAACATCAACTGGACCGCCTGATCCAAATATCATATTACCGATATTTGATTCATGTTCGTTAATAGCATCTCTAACGTTTTGCGCAGTAGTGTTTAGTGTATAATTAGAGTTTGTTCCTCTTAGAACAGTTTCAAACTCATTAATAGCAGCGACAACGTTATTAGCGTTTGTGCCCATAACGTAACCTGTTCTTTGAGTTGTATCATCTCTTAGAACATTTTCTAATTCATTAATTGCAGCAACAAGATCAGATACAGCGTTTGTATCTAAATCATCTACGTCACCGATATCACCTTGAATTTCTTTAATACCACCAACTGCAGTTGTAGCTGAATAACCTGTAGCATCATCAATTTCTAAATGATTACCAAGTTCTACTCTTAATTCTCTTATAGCGGCTGATAAATCTGTAGCAGTTAAACCTGTAAGTGACATATTACCGATATCACCTTCATGTTCGTTAATTGCCGCTGTTAAATCAGTAGCTGTTGTATTTAAACTTAATGAACCAACTTCTGTATGTAATTGATTTAATGCACCTGTGATTGTATTGTTACTATCTCCTGAATCGATAGTACTAATACTTTCACTACCGATTTGATCTTCATGTTCTCTTACTGCAGCAGTTAAGTTTGATGCTGATGTTCCTAAGTTACTTGCTGTGACATCACCAATTTCATTATGAATTTGCTCGAGGGCACCAGTGATAGTATCGTTCGAACCTGATATATCAGTAATATCAACATTACCAATTTGTGTTTCATGTTCAGCGATTGCACCACTTACTGTTGAAGCAGTTGTTCCCATTGCTAAAGCAGTAATTGTTCCTAGTTCTGAATCGTGTTCATTAATTGCTAATACTACATCATCTGCAGATGTAGTTAAATTCTCTACAGTACCAATATCATCTTGTAATTCATTGATAGCTGCAACTAGGTCGAGTGAAAAAACTTTAATTACATTTGTATTTGCAGCAGGTGTTGTAAGTTCAATATAACTACCATAAGTACTATCAACTGCAGTTAATGCTCCATGATCACCGGCCGCAATAACATCGGTTGATCCTAAAACTCTTAATTGTGCAGTTGCACTAAATGAACCCTGGGATGTTTTAAATCTAATTTCATTTGAGTCGACTGAGTGTAAAACACCATACCAATTTGATGTTGATTCAATATCGGCTTGTGTATTTAATGCACTACCATTTTGATAAACTGTTACACCTTCACTAAATGTATCGCCAATAGTAGGTGAATTACTAATAGATGAAATACCAACAATTTTTGGTGCATAGAATCCGTTAGGTGTAATACCCTGTGTTAATTCTGTATTATTATTATAAACTCTAGCAATTGCTACTGGATATGATTCAATAATAATTCTAGCTATATTAGCGTTTGCAATTGTATCAGGTGAACTTGTTCCTACCTTTAAATCTTCAGATGCACTAAATGTACCACTAGAATCTCGTACAATAATTTTATTTGTAGTAGCAGATACAATACTTGCTTGCCATGTTTCAGATCCAGATGACCCTTGATAGATATTAGCATTAGCAACGTATGATGAATCAAGTGATGATACACCTTCAAGAATAATTGAACCACCTGTATTATCAATTGTATGTTGTGGACTTAATTCAAATCGCGCAACTTTAGAGCTAGAATCAGCACCATCAAATAAAACTTGATTTGCTGTAGCAGTATAACTATATGTTTTATCTGCTAATAACGCATCAAGCTGCTCGTTATCACCAACGTGTAACGAGATTTCATTTGTCTTCTGTCTTAAGATCTCTAATGTATCTTGTTTTAAAACTCTAGTTTCTTTATTTGCCATTATTTACCACCAAGTAATTTTTCTAACATTTTTTTAATTTCAACCATATCTGTTTTTAATTGGTCGATGTCTTGCCTTTGTTGTTCATCAATTTCTTTCTGCATTTTTACTGCAGCAATCTGAGCTCTACGAGCTTGATAAGCATCGCTATTAGTATTTATAATAGCATTGGTAGAAGTATCTCTAACTAAGTCAGGATTATTTTCTACTTGTACTTTTTTCTTTCTTGGCATATCCTATCCTATGTTGCTGCTATTGCTCTAAAATCCTTTATTGTTGGTACTGCCGCTGAGTTACTTGATCTCATGACAATCTTAAATGCCATTGAACCAAAACTTCCTGATGGATCAATAGAATATTTAACTTCATCATATACTGTTCTATCATTGTTAATAACAATTGGTTCTGCAGGTGTTGCAATATTCCAACCTAAAGCGTCAAAGTCTCCGTCTTCTCCAGCACCAGTTGTTTTCCAATATAAATCTACAGTAGCACCTGTTGGAACATTAGCTCCTAAATATACATCGATTACATCTGCTTCTTCTTCAAGATCAATCTTCCTAGTTATATATTTAGCCAGTTCTGATCCACCAACACCATTTGTTTCTGCTAAATAGTTATTATATGAACTAGTATTATTTCCAGCGTCACCAATTCTATTTTGAATAGTAGTTGCTGATAATCTATTTTGATCAATAACAGGTGTTAAGTGATCTTTTGTAGATGATAATACTGCTCTAATTTTTAAACTCTTACCTGCTGCTTCATTGCCTGGTGAACATACAACCTTAGGTGAATGGAAATAAATATTTTGATTAGGTAAAAACTCAAATTCAGTTTGTGCCTGATATGGTGTTTCACTTCCATCAATAGATCTTTGTGATGTTGTTGTTAAGAAACATCTTAAATCTGTATTAGGCACTGTAAAGTTTTCGAGCTTAGTATGTAAAGCATCAACGTGTTTATTTTCAGTAGCTGTTACTGCAGTCCCGCCGCCAGTTCCAGTAGCAGAAGCATTTGATGAACCAGCTGATATTACATATGAATCAATTTCAATATTAGATATTGAGTGTGTACCATTAATATCATTAGCAGCAATTCCATTTAATGCTGTAGCTCCTGCTATTGTTACACTAGATCCATCACTATGCATACCATGATTTTTATGTTGTACTCTAATATTTGTAGAACCCGAAGTTGTTGTTAATGGATTACCAACTAAACTTACTGCTGGTAATGCATCGTTATCAAAAGTAACTTCAGCACTTAATGATGTAAAGTTAGCCCTCTTTAATGTAAACTTAAGATCTTTTGTTTGATCAGGTGTCCATGTTGAAGCATTTTGTGATGTAAAGAATGAACCGCCGTGTGGCTGCTTTGTAATTCTATAATCAACATTAGTTACATCAAATCCACCCATTTCAGCAACCCATGCTTCGTATTCATCACACGGTGATTTAATAACAATAGCATATTCAGTATCTTGTTGTAAGTATACAGGAAAATCAAATGCAAAGTTTGTTGCACTTGATGCGTTAGCTGATACATTCACTGCACTAGGTAATAATGTTACTTCTGTGCCAGGAACAACTGTTTGTGTTGGTGTACCATTCTGTGTTGTTCTAATACTTACCTCAACACCTGCAGGTGATTTAACAGCCTTTGTTCTAAAGAATAAATCAAGTGATGTTACAAAAATACCACCTTCTTTCTCAATTAAAATAGTTTGTGCAAGTGGATCTTCCCATCTTGTTGTTTCTCTTACAAATGATTCTCTTACAACTCTATTATCACTAACTTCTGATGTTACTAACTTTGGAACCTTAGTACTAATAATTGTATTTTGAACTGACTCAATTAATCCCTGTGAATGGAATGCTGCTTCTGAGAATGTTGATTCATCGCTTCTATTATTTGTTGTACTATCTGATAATCTAAATTCCTTTATACCAGTTTTAAATTTAAGTGATGAGTTTCTTGGTATAATAAATGAACCAGTAACTTGACCATTTGCATCAGTAACCAACGTACCCGAATTTGCTCCTGGGTGTGATGTTACATCATTATATACAGCAGATTGATCACTAGTATTTGACCATTCTTGGAATGATTCTTGTTTGACATAATCTGTAACGGCTGATCCATCGAAGAAAGCATACACTTTTGTATTCGGCTTCATTTGCTTAGCTTCGAAATAAATTTTTCTTGATCTCATAAATGGAACAAAGTTAACTTCAACAACTCTACTACCAGCACTTCTTTCTACAATATCAAATCCAATATCTGTTCTAATACCTGTTCTAGATTGATTTGATGTTGTAGTAACTACTGTACTAGTTTGAGCTCGTCTACCTCCAAACCACCATAAGTCAGCTTCTCTATCAATTCTTGTCTCTTCATCAGTACCAAACCAATTTGTTTCCCACTCATTCCAGACTGTGCCTAGAATTCCTGATTCTTCTGCTAATTCTACAAACTGATCATAAGCTCCTGTCTCATCGATAATAACATCAGGTCTTACATCAGTTTCTTTCCACTCATCAGATTCTGGTGAAAGCTTTAATGATCCACCCCATTCAAATATATTATATGGGTTAACATTAATAGCAACACTAGCGTATGGTTGAACTGTATGATTAACTTGCGAATATGGTAATGTCCAAATTGAACTATTCTTAACAGCAGTATTTGTTGCTGTAGCTGATGTAACCATATTAACATTTTTTGAATTACACTTAGCTCTCAATGTTCCTTGTACTTTATCGATAGCACACTTACCACCTAATGTATCAGGGTGGTTATTATTAACAACATTATGACCTCTAAATGAATCTACTAAAATACCATTCTTAAATCTTGTATTGTTATTTGAATCTAGCATAAATGCATCAGATGCTGATTGCTCTAATAAAGATAATGATGTGTAATATTCTAAGTTCTTGATTCTCTTATCAAGCTTAGCAATATCTTTCATTGTATATCTTTTATTTTCTACTAATTGTGGTATAATATCATTTGTATTAAATACATAAGGCTTTAACTTTAATTGATATAACGAAATAGAATCTTTTCTATCTTCAGGAGGTTGTGGTGATTCTGAAGCTACACCTTTAATAACTTCATATGTTCCATCTCTCTTTAAAATTAATTTATCAATTCTAGGTAAGTAATATGATATATCACTTTCAAAAATATGCGCAGGCTTTGGAGCTCTTGATAATTTAAATCCTGTACCGGTACTAAATTCAAAACGATCATTTGGTCCTGATTCTGCTTTACGTGGTCTAAAGTCAATACAATCTCTTAATTGTAAAACACCCTTTGAACTATTAAATGAACCAATGGTTGCGTAATCAGCTGCGGGATATGAATCAACTGAGAAATAATCTCCATCACCATGGTTATAATAATCAAAAGTAATAACTAAATCTTTTCCTGTATCAACAGCCGGTGTTGATTGATCTTTAACAATTCTACCGTTTTCGTAGAAATTATCTCTTTGTCCATTATCTAGTGTAAATCTATCTGTAACTGTATTACCACCTGTTTCTACAATTGATACAATTCTAATTACATCTGCGTGATCTAAATTAAATGACTCTTGACCTGTACTAATATTTGATGCAGTAATTGTATGTGTTGCATTATTAACTCTTTGTTTTAATTTTCTAGCTAATGTCTTTTTAGCTGTAACTAAAACTTTACACGAACCAGAAATACCTGATAACGACGAATGTGTTGCATCAAAAGTTACACCTGTTGTACCATTACCTGTATTATTAATAATAGCTCCTGATACACCTGTTTTTACAGCACCTGAAGCAGGAGCAACGATTATATCTACATGATCTGATATAACCCCTGATGATGATGGTAATGTTACTTGTAATTCTCCAGTTTGAACTGATCCAGTTAGAATATGTCTTACTTTATATTCATTATTATCTAATTCTTTAATTGCATCATAAGGCAACTTATGTAAGCCACTATTAAATCCAGTAGCAAATCTAGTACCTTCTGATCCCGAAAGAAGTGTTGCTGAAAATGCTACACTAGTATCATTAGAATTATTTGCTACCTTAGCAACATTATTAAAGTTTTGAACAGGATCTAATCCAGCTCCTACTGACATGTCAATATCAAATAAGTATAATCTAATATGATCAGAATATGTTTCAAGACCTCTTGCTCTTGCAGTACCTATTTTTGTATCACTACTATTTCTTAATTCGAACTCTACATAGTTTTCTAAATCGGGTAAACCTGTAAGTGCACCTGTTCCAGTTTTTATCAACTTAACATAGTTACCTACAGTAATTTGTGTGTTAGTATTTTCTTCAGTTTCAGTAGCATCAGCACCTCTAGGCTTATCTACCTCGACAAATTCTTTAGCAGTTTTAGCTACTCTAAATCCTTGAATATAAGCTTTTGACGGTTCAACACCTACAGCTAATTTATCAGCATCACCACCGTCAGCTGCTAATTTATATCCAAAATTAGTTGTGTTATCTAAATGTTCTTTAATATCTAACTCAAATAAACCTACTGTATAATCACCAGATTCTTCATGAGTCCTAGTTGCAAGTCTAGTTGTAAGTTCAGTATCATCTGTTTTATCAGTAACATCTAATTGTACGACGCCGTTTTCAATCCTAGCTAATGGAACATATTCATCGACTGTTCTATTTGAATCAACATCTAAATCTTCTTTAATAAGCGTAGTTGAAATTTTGTATCTATCTGCGCCAGGTGCAGCAGTGTTTGGAACACCTTGTGCGTTATCGACTAATGATGCGTCACCTGCAGATGTTTGAATTGTTTGTGATACTTGTAAACCAACAACATAATTTGGTGTATTTGTATATTTGTCAAGAATAAGTGTTTGACCAGGTACATATACAAAACAACCTGAAATAAAGTATACACCTTCTCTTACATTATATGATGAACCTTGACCTCGTGCATTAGCAATTGTTGAAGCTGTATTACTACCATCAACGTTGGCACCACCACCAATCATTAAGAATCTTGTTGTTGATGTATCTGATGAAACAACTTCGCCTAATGCAAATTTTTCAGTTGTTCTATTAGCATCACCTTTATCTAAATATTTAATATAAAGTGTATCAGGATCTGAACCGGTTGCAGCAACAACCTTATCAACAATAGCTTTTACTTGATTACCACTGTTACCTGTACCAGTTAAAATAGTACCTTTAACTATTTCTGAAAGATAATTTGCAGTAGTATATGAAGTTCCACTATGAGTAAATGTACCTTCAACTTTGATATATTCATGTTCAACATTTAATGAGGCCTCACCGTTAACAACGCGTGATCCATCTTTAAAAGCATATTGACCATGACGATCAATTTGAGCTTGAAGAGCAGATTGCATTTGAGTAAGCTCACGAGCTTGAACCGATCTTCCAGGCCTAAATAAAATCCTTTGATAATTCTTTGTTTCATCAAAGTCGTCATAATAAGGCGCTACGCCATAAGTTTTAATCGATGTTGTACTCATATCTTCTCTCTTCTAATTAGAATTCAATAATAACTTTAATATCTTCAATCTGTGTTGCCGTTCTATTAATTGGATTTCTGTTTTCCATAAAAATAATTTGACCACTTTCTTTATCTACTTCAGGGTCTACTAAAAAGTCCGATGCTGCAGCCTTTGGTGTACCTGTAGCTCCTGATGTTTGTCCTGTAACTGTATTACCAGCACCATGTGCAAATGTTCCATAACCGGTTTTACTATTTTGGAAATAGTAAATTTCTCCAGTACCTGAATCAATTGATACAATATAAGCTTGTACTAATGTCGCACCTGATCCTTGTGTAATTAGCTCATCAACTTGGAATGTTCCTGTTTTAGATGAAAAATCTAAAGCACCGGTTGCATTCAATGTAGTAGCTGTTGCAACAGTAGTTGTGCCAAAGTTAGTTGGATTTTTAACTAATGTAATTTGTCTAAAATCATTTCCAACTGTAAGGTCACCACCACCTGTACCTTCTAATAAAGTATTAACTGCTACAAAGAATCCGCCAAGCTCTTTAACTGGATCAACTCCATGACCTCCAGCTGGAGAAATTACTGCTCTAACTGATGCATCACTTCCGCCACCGCCTGATATTCTAACATCTGCTACAGTATAATCTGTTCCTTTATTTGAAACGGTAATTGATGAAACTGCTTGTCCAGTTCTTGTTGCTGTAGCTGTAGCATTTGCACCATTACCTGTAATATAAACAGTAGGATCACTTGTATATCCAGTTCCACCTGCAACTACTTCAATTCTTTCAATACCACCAGCGTTTGCATGATCTCTTGATGCTTTTTGGTTTAGGTATTGTGCGTAATCTGCTTCTGATAAAGCGGCCTCAGCTGCAGCGTCATTTGCATATGCTAGGGAAACGGTTTTAACTGGCATATACGAAGTTGTAAGGAATTTTTCTGCATCAGCAACGGAAACTGTATACATATATTTCCAAGTGTAACCATCTGATTCTGCAGTTGGTACAGTTAATGTTTGTGTTGGTTCTTGTGTTGAGCCTGAAGCTCCTGCTTTAATACACTTATAAACTTTAAACTCTGATGTGATTACATAGAATGATTTATCAAAGATATCAGGATCGTTTGAATCCCATTCAACATAAGTTCTTCCGGACGTCCATGTATGTCTTGGAACCACGTGTGATACATCATTAGCACCAAGTAGTTTATATGCAAACACATTTTGATGTGCTTCGCCTAATTGATCTAATGTATCCGCCGGTGTAAAAGGTGTAGTGTCTGTTGTATCAGAAGTTGTTAAAGACCAGACATCTGATTTACCAATACCAACATATACGCTTGTACCAGCATCAGCAATATCCGCTTTAAAATTTTCTGCATTCAACGTTCTGAATTTAGATGTTACTATTGCCGTCATTTTTTCGTTTCCCGTTTAATTTAATTTGTATGAATAAAACTATTCACATTATATTTATTTATATCAGTTATAGAAGTACTTTGTAATTGAGTATCACCTAATGCCTCTATAGTTTCATTAAAATCATAAATCATATGATTATCTAAAATGTTAGTCTTTTGGCTATAATAATCATTGCCAGGTTGTGTCCTATAACCTGATGCTTTAACTAATACTTCATAGCCACCCATTGTTTTTGTTGATGTTGATGATTGTGATACAGTCCAGTTTTGACCTGAGTTCAATTCACCTATTGTTAATAACCCACCATTATATAATGTTCTACCAGTTACAGAACCGGAACTTTGAACTGGGTTTGTTTGTCTATTAAATTGTGGATCATCGTATGTATGATTCAATTCAAGAATCATTGTTTGATCTTTATGTTTTACTCTATCTTCATGCTTAGCTCTTGATGCAAGTGTTATATCAGGATTTAAAATATAATTAGCACCCGCATTTGTAATACTTACAGATGCAATCTCAGATGGAGTTAATTGCGCTTTCGCAGTAGCATTACCACTAATTGATACTGTAGGTAATTCAGTATAACCTGAACCTAGATGTGATAATGTAATTGAACTAATAGAACCATTTTCAATTTCTGCATGAGCTCTTGGGTAATCATACTTAACTGTAATACTTACATCATCAATATAAACTATACCATTGTTACCATCACTTTGGAATCCTACATAATCTTCGTTAGTAGGAGTTGAACTAGAAATATTATATTCAAATTCAAAGTCCTGCCAGTCAGTTGTTAAGTTTTTTACTTGCCAACCAGAGTTACCATGTTGTGATGTTGAATATGCCATTCTAAATGTATCTGCTCCGCCGCTACTTGGCTTCTTCGCTCTACATTTTACCTTAATTGTATTACCGGCTAATCTTGATGTATAATCAGGATTATCTAAACTTAATTGATATACCGCACCACCAACACTGCCAGAAGCATTTGTATCTAGTGTTGTTGTCTGTACTTGTAAAACTGATGATGCATCAATAGTTTGAATTGAAGCAGTATGATTTGATGTATCAATAACTCTCCATATTTTATTACCATACTGTGTTGTACTTACTGATGCTCCAGTATAATCTTCAGTAAAGAATGGGGTTGCTGTATAATGTGATGAAGGATTAGAGAATGATATATCAGGTTGTGTTGTATATGAATCACCTCCACTCAATAATTCTATATGTGATACTGAAGTTGGTTGTAAAAGATATTTAGCTGTAGCTGTTACGTTACTAGATAATGGAACACCAAATTCATCTACTGATGTTGGATCACTAATTGTAATTCCTGGCGGTTCACTATAAGATTTATTTTCATTAGCAATAAGATTTATTGATGCTACTTGTCCGTTATTTGAATTTGCTGCTACACTCGCGAATGCTGACTGATAACCTGATCCACCATCACTAATTGTTACTGCGTTTACTTTACCTTCACTATCAATTGTACATGTTACAGTTGCTGCACTTATTGTCTGACCGCTAAGTGCTACACCATTTACAGTAATTGATGGTGCTGATGAATATCCAAATCCAGCATCAGTAATTGTAGCTCCTGTTACAGCTCCACTTGAAACTGTTAAAGATATAGATGCTGATTTATGAATTTCAGCAAATGTAAATGGTAAGAACATTGAACCAAACATTTCCACAAGTAGTGGTAAATCTTCAATACCAATTACACCAGGTTGTTTACCTGGCATTGATGATAATGTAAACCTTGGTGTCTCAGCTGTACCTGAAGGATATTCTCTATATAATAAATTACCTAATGGTCTTTTATTTCCGGCGTCTGTATCACCAGTATAATTTTCTAAGAATGCTGATTCTTTTTCGTCATCACCTAATTCTTTTCTAGTAGCAAATAGCTGAAGTAATATCTCTGCAAAATATTTAAATCCAGCTGGGTGAACTAGTCGAGCATATACATCATTCCATGAAGATAGATTTTGTCCTGTTCTAATTAAGTAAGAAAACTTTTGATAGAAATCTGAATCGTGTATTTTAATATTATCAGATAAGAAACCTTTATTATCCAAATACTGATTTAATCCAGTATCGTAATTACCTGATGAAGGAATTAAAGTTGAATCATACGGATATTCAATCTCAACAGTATCGTTAAATAATAATCTAAAGAATACTTCAATTGAATCTGCAGAACCTCTTATTTTATAATAATCAATAATTGATTTATAAAGAGTTCTTTTATTTACTTGAATAGAACGAGGGATTACAGCCGCAATTTCTTTTTGAATTAATTCTAAGTAATTAACGGCTGCGCTATCGATATCCATCGCTTCTTCAATTGTATTGAGAGCGTATGATGCACCTGGCCCAGCCCAATATTTAATGGGTGTTGTAAGTGTGGCAGTTTTTGTATTATGACTATTTAATCCTGTAACAGTAAATGTTTTACCAATCTCTGAAAGAGAGTTTGCTAAAGACCCTGGGAGATTATTACCATTTGTAATTGCTACATTAGCGTCATTTAAAGTAATTGTAGTAATAGTACCATCAGCGGCTGTTACAGTTAATGTTGAATTTGCTCCGTCTTCGTCAGTAAAGAAATGATCATTCTCACTTCTTGGATCTGATATTCTAAAGACAGCTTTATTATCTAAAACAACATCGGTATAAATTTCGTTTTCTTGATATATAAACTCTTCTAAGTTCATATAATCATAATATGCATTTAATAATGTTTCAATACCAGAAGCATTTGCTAGAATCTCTGAAGGAATTAATTCAGGAGTTCTTAAATCTTCTTTTGTCTTTTTCTTTGATGACGCTACTGATTCTATATAACCAGGTGACGCGTTATCAGAAGAATAAAGTGTATTATCTCTATGTGCCATACTTATCTAAGCCTTGAGGTCGTTGAATAATTAATTGTACCTGAAGAACCTGATACTGAAATTGTATCTACACTTGGTGTCACTGTAACTCTCAGAGGATCAATTGAAATTAACTGATTTCTCAAAGGGGCTAAATCTAGAGAATCTGGAGTTACTGTAATTCTAATAGAAGATGTATCATCAGGAATAAAGTTATTTAATGTAATAATTCCTTTGACATGATCTACATTACCTGCATTATTTACTACAGTAACGTTTACACCATTCACAATTTTGTATATAATAACCTTACGGTCATTAGAGCCAGTAATCTCAGCATCACCAAAATAAACAGTTTCACCATTTAATAAGAATGGAGTAGAAGTGATTGTATGTGTTGTACCACCCGCTCTATAGAATTCTTCCACAAACTTTAATTCAAAGTTATTAGCTGAATTATTAGAAGGAGTAATATTCATAAACATATATGGACGTACGGAACTATTTTGAATAGAAGGATCCGCATTGTCAATTGCTCTTAATAATTGTGAATGTCTAAAGACACCATCAAATTTTTCTAGTTCATTAAAGTTATAATCTGAAATTGTATCTCTTACAACAGATTGTAGCTCCACAGCTGATCTATCTGTAAGGTTAGGATTATATTTAAAATGAACGTCAAGTTCTAAATAGGTAAAGGTAGGATCCACCATTTCAGGAGTAATTGAAACGACATTCTTACCTTTTAAGATTGTACCTGTAATATTATCTTTTTCTGATTGTGTAAGGTTATCTCCGACCAGAGGCTTAATTGAGATAAACACTTTACCATAATCAGGTGGATCATTATCTTCTCCACCCCAGCACGAAATGGATGAGATGTTGGAGAAGGATTTTTGAATGATCGCACGATAATCATCGGAGGTTACGGCTCTATTCTGAGAGGTAAAGGTAAGAGGAGCATTGAATCGAATAGACTCATTGGTCTCTTTCTCAGTTCCACCAGTAGCGGCCGCGACTGTGGTAATCGAAACATTGGAAAAGCCGCCGACATTGTCGACGATTGTAAATGTCTTCGCACCATTGGACTCTGAACCTTCTGTAAAGATATAATCGAGAGTCACGATATTATTATTAGTAGGTTTATTACCAGTTACTCCATCGCCGAAATAGATTTCATAATATTCATTAGCGTTTTCTTGTAGGTAATATACCTTTGAGTCTGCGTCCACATTTAACAGAGACTCGAATTTTGTATAGTTGTCGAATGCAGTGGACTCTTCGTTAGCCTGAACCAGGACACGTAGTGTCGAAGTATCTGCATCATCGTCAGATAACTGAAACTTCTGATTTTCGATATCATTGTCCACTCTGTATTTCAGTTCTTTTCTTGTACCCTCGACAATAGTTACATCATTAAACGTAAAGGTTCTTGTATCGGGATTTGTAGATTCATCAGTTTCCAGGAGAGCACTTTGCTCGTTAAGGACCACATATCTAAATTCTGTGCCGTCCACATTAGTGCTGAGCTTTGTTCCGCGAGGTAATGTCAGAGTGGAAGGGACGGTACCAGTTTCGCTCGTGACGTCGACGACGATATTAACTCGTGCACGAGGAGAGAGGACGGACCTAGGAATATATCCGAGGAGTTTCGCACGTGTCACGATATTGCCGCGAATCTGAGCTGAGTCGAGGAAGGCTTCGTTCAGAGAGAAGTGAGCGGTCATCGCATTATAATGAGTATTATAGGCGAGGACGTCTAATAACGTAGAAAGGCCGGAGCCTTCGAAATCATAGTCATTAAACTCTGACTGTGTCTTAAGATAGTTCTTTAGATTCTTCTTTATCTGATCGAAATCTAATTCTGTTACGTTTAAATTCTGTGCCATGTGTTTACCTTATTCTTCTTAATACTATTTCTACTTCTTCCTCTGTATCATATTCTTTAATAAGGAATCGTACTAATAGGTTATATGCATTTTGATCTACTAGATCTGTAACCAATACATTTAATAATTTTACTCTAGGTTCGTAGTCTTGTATAACTCTACGTACATTATCTTCTATTGCCATTCGCGTAATTGCGTCAGCCGGCTCAAACAGAAGCGCGCGTAGGTTAGCTCCTATACTATGATTAAAAGGACGCTCATAGAAATTAGTTAACAATAAGTTCTTTACTGCATTACGTATAGCTCTATCATCCTTTAAAGGAATTATATCCTTACGTATAGGGTGTAGTACTAAAGATAGATCAAGGTCGCGATGTTGTTTCTTACGCGCAACAAGTGATGAACTACCTGATTTATCTGATTTTAATAGTGTACTCATAATAGTATTTATATAATATCCTCTGATGGTTTAA